CAGAAGCTCCGGGCACAACAGAGGCACAGGGCCTCGAAGAACCGCTGACAGGAGGCGATTAAATGAACCGTAGCAAATACAGCCTTGCACACCACCCCGAAGCTCGCCAGCGGGCTCTCTGGCTGATCCGGGACTACCCACACATCAAGGCGCGGCTCGACCAGATCGACGGCTACGGGAGCGGCGGCGGGAATGACGGGCAGCCTCGAGCTCATAATCCCAAGAGCCCGGTCGAGGGTCTGGCCATCAAGAGGGCGGCCCTGGCTGACCAGCTCCGGCCTGTTGACCTGGCCTTCGGGGAGATCCCGGAGGAGTACCGCCGCGGCCTATGGCTCAACATCGTGGAGCGGCAGCGCTATCCTGACTACGCGGCCCTCAAGACGTGGCAGCGCCAGCGTCAGAAGCTCCTCTGGTATGTTGCCGAGTATGCCGGTTATCTCGCCGAAAAAATCTCGTAACAATCTAACATGTACCACTTTTTCGTATTTGAACATGCTATTATGATAACAAGTAAAACTGACCTCTACTCAATAGTTTTACAGACTAATCCCTACAAAGATCAGCTCGGTGCCCGCCGGGCTTTTCTTTTGCCCAGAATCGGCGACACCATGAAAGACTTTGCGGCGGCCTTTTATAAATCCAAAGCCTGGCAGCAGTGCCGGGCGGCATACCTCGAGCAGTCGGGCGGCCTCTGCGAGGACTGCCTCGCCAAAGGCATCTACCGTCCCGCCGAGATAGTCCACCACATCGTCGAGATCGACCCGGTGACAATCACCAATCCGGAGATTACTCTGAACTTCCAGAACCTCCGGGCGGTCTGCCGCGAGTGCCACGCAGCCGAGCATGGAGCTCGGATCCGGCGCTACAAACTCGACGAGCTCGGCAGGGTCATTGAGTCCCGATAGCCCCCCCTGGTCGTCGCGTTTTGGCGGCCCTTGGGAGACCGGTGAGCAGGGAACAATTTTAGACCGACAAGGTCGCGTGTTTTTGGAAGATGGCCCGAGAACGCCAGGCAAAGGCCCGGCCTTGGCAGACCACAACAGAGAACAGGAGAAAACGATGGCGAAAATTGACGGTGTTCAGGAAGTACGCCTCGCGGATCTGGTTCCGTATGAGCGGAACGCGAAGCAGCACAGCGCGGAGCAGGTCCAGAAGATCGCGGACAGCATCAAGGAGTTCGGATTTTTGAGCCCGGTTCTGATTGACAGGGCGGGGAACATCATCGCAGGCCATGGCCGGGTGATGGCAGCCAAGCTGCTGGGTATGGAGACAGTCCCGGCGGCTTATGTTGAAGGTTTGACGGATGAACAGCGAAGAGCGTATATTCTGGCAGATAATAAGCTCTTTGAACTGGGAGAATGGAATGAAATCGTATTAAGACAAGAGGTCGAGCGTCTCGATTTTGATTTTAAGGCTTTCGATATTGATTTTGCGACGGATGCCATAAATTCAGTTGAAAGTGCTCCGGCGCCTATAGTCTGCCCCCGTTGCGGCCATGTGCTGGAGGTGCGCTAATGGAGATTATAAAAATTAATGACCTGAAAGCCCTTTCGCAAAACGTCCGCAACCATCCAGAGCGTCAGCTTGAGGCAATGGTCTGCTCGATCCGCGATTTTGGGTTCATAAACCCGATTATAATAAACGCAGAGAATGAAATCCTCGTCGGCAATGGAAGAGTAGAAGCTGCGAAGAGGGCCGGGCTTGATGAGATCCCGGCGATCCGTGTCACGAACTTGACCCCCGATCAGGAACGAGCCTTTGCGATTATAGAGAACAAGCTCACCGAAGAGGGCTCCTGGGATTATGAACTCTTAAATTCGGAGATTGAAGCGATCGGTATTGATATGGAGCAGTACGGCTTTGATAATTTTCTGGAGCAGGCTGCAGATGGCTCGGAGCCCGGTCGGGAACATATTAAGGCGGAAAATGAAGAGCTTTCGCTGGATCTCTTCGAGGACGAAGAGTTTGAGTATACATGCGATGCTTGCGGTTTTCGTTTTAACAAGTGAGGTCTGTCAATGTCATATATTTGGAATTTGACGGATCTCAAAGACGTCCGTAAAAACGGAGTAAAGGTCTTCTCCTGCTTTTCATGTGGGGGGGGGTCTTCGATGGGCTATAAACTGGCAGGGTGCGAAGTTATCGGGAACAATGAGATCGACCCGAAGATAAACAAGATGTATGTCTCGAACTTCCATCCGAAATACAATTATTGCATGTCGATTGAGGATATGCCTCAAATCGATTTCCCGGAGGAATTGCTTTCGCTGGATATTCTGGACGGGTCTCCTCCTTGCAGCACTTTTTCCTTGGCGGGTCTTCGCGAGAAGAGCTGGGGAAAATTAAAAAAGTTCCGGGAAGGACAAGAAGTGCAGGTCTTGAGTGACTTGTTTTTCGCCTTTATTGAGCTTGCGAACGTGTTGCAGCCCAAGGTTGTCGTTGCTGAAAATGTAAAAGGCTTAATCGTGGGAAATGCCAAGGGCTATATGAATTTGATTTTAAAAGCCTTTACTGCAGCCGGCTATATATGCCAAGTGTTTTTGCTCAATTCAGCAAAAATGGGAGTGCCACAAAGGAGAGAACGAGTTTTTATAATTGCACATCGTAAGGATTTGGCTTTCCCGAAATTAAAAATGGTCTTCGATGAAGAGCCTATCCCGTATGGAGTATTTGCTGGAGAGCCTGGAAAAAGTTTAAACCCAAAATCCGCGACATTTCGAAGATGGCAAAGGCGGGCACCATCGGATATTACTCTTGGCGATACGATCGCCAGAACGGAGCAAGGGAAGAATAGCTGCTTTTCTTCCCCGTATGTTAAACCCGAAGAAGTATGCTCGACGTTAATATCAAGCGGGGCGTTTTTACGCTGGGACGTTCCGGCGATTTTGTCGGACCGGGATCTAAAAATAATACAGACTTTCCCACAAGACTATAACTTTATGGGGAATAGCGTCCAGTATGTTTGCGGGATGAGTGTTCCCCCCTTAATGATGGAGAAGGTCGCGAGGGCTATTTGTGAACAATGGTTCTTGAGGGAGGCCTAAGATGGCCGTCCGAAAAAATCTTCAAGAACAAGCTGCAGAGATCCTTGCCAAGGCCGAGGAGCGCGGCGTCCAGAGCAACTTCTTCTTTGTGACCACCTTCAAGCGCTACCAGGTGCAGATGAAGATCCTCTCAGATCTCGAGCGAGCAATCGCTGAATACGGCGCGACCGTTACAAAGGAGTACGTCAAAGGCCGCCAGAACCTCGTTGCGAATCCGGCCATCACCGAGTACAACAAGACAGCGACGGCGGCCAACGGAACCGTGGCCACGCTGATGAATATCATCAAGTCAGTCCCGGCAGAGGACAGCGGCCAAGGCCTGGCCGGTATCATGGCGGAGCTGATGAACGAGTGAACAACTACATCTACGAGTATTACCAGGGCATCCAGGACGGCACGATCTGTGTCGGGCGTTGGATCCGGCTCTGGTATGAATACATCATCAAGGGACTCGATGCGGGGTCCTTTTTCTATAGCGCGAAAAAGGCCAAGGCGGTCCTGGTGTTTGCCGAAAATTTCTGCAGGCACCACGAGGGGCCTCTGGCTCCCGGCCTCATAAAGCTGGAGCTATGGGAAAAGGCCTTCCTCTCGGTGATCTTCGGGATCGTGGACGCAGACGGCATCCGGGTCTTTCGGGAGGTCGTCCTGATCATCGGCCGGAAGAACGGCAAGACGCTCCTGGCGGCTATCATCGCCGCATACATGGCCTTTATGGACGGCGAGTACGGTGGCCGGATCTACATGGCAGCCACGAAGCTCGACCAGGCAAACCTCTGCTTCAATGCGTTTCAGCAGATGGTCCAAAAGGAGCCGCGGCTCAATGAGCTGGCCCACAAGCGCCGGAGCGACATAGTCATCGAGAGCTCGAACACGTCAATCAAGCCGATGGCCTTTAGCAGCAAGAAGAGCGAGGGCCTCAACATTTCCCTGGGGGTCTGCGACGAGCTGGCGAGCTGGCAGGGCGACCAGGGCATCAAGTTCTATGAGGCACTCAAGAGCAGCCAGGGCGCGAGGCGTCAGCCGATGCTCCTGAGCATCACGACCGCCGGTTACATCTCCGGCGGCATATATGACGAGCTGATGATGAGGTGCACCCGCCTTCTCCTCGGAGATAGCCGAGAGACGAGGCTGGCGCCCTTTTTGTACATCATCGACGATCCGGCGAAGTGGAACGACATCAACGAGCTCCGGAAGTCGATGCCGAACCTGGGAGTCTCGGTCTCGGTGGACTACATCCTCGAGGAGATCGCAATCGCCGAGGGAAGCCTCAGCAAAAAAGCTGAGTTCCTCGTCAAATACTGCAACGTCAAGCAGAACAGCAGCCTGGCGTGGCTGCCGGGCCTCGCGGTCCAGAAGGCCAGCGGCCCGGAAATAAAGCTGGAGGACTTCCGGGACTGCTACGCGGTCGGCGGAATAGACCTGTCCAGGACGACGGACCTCACGGCAGCTTGCGTGGTAATCGAGAAGGGCGGCGAGCTCTACGTCAAGGCGAAGCTCTGGCTCCCCGGCGAGAAGCTGGAGGAGGCCAAGGCGCGGGACGGCCTGCCGTATGACATCTACGTCCAGCGCGGCCTGCTGGGGCTCTCCGGTGAGAACTTCGTAGACTATCACGATTGCTTCGAGTGGCTCCGGGAGCTTGTGGAAAACTATCAGATCTATCCGCTCAAGATAGGCTACGACCGTTACTCGGCCCAGTACCTCGTCCAGGACCTCAAGGCTTATGGATTTCAATGCGACGACGTCTATCAGGGCTTCAACTTGACGCCCATTATCAACGAGACCGAGGGGCTGATCAGGGACGGCAAGATCCACATCGGGGACAACGACCTCCTCAAGATCCACCTCCTCAACGGAGCCCTAAAGACTGAGACACAGACAGACCGGAAGAAGCTGGTGAAGCTCTCGGCGTCTGAGCACATAGATGCGGCGGCGGCGCTACTTGATGCGATGACCGTCCGCGCTAAATGGTGGTCCGAGATCGGGCCGCAACTACGAAACGACAACGGAGGATAGAATGGGCCTTTTTGACAAGATCTTCGGCCGCGACAAAGACCTCACGCCGAGGCGGGGCGAGGAGAAGTGGTTCCGCCTGCTCAATGGTTATACGCCAGTTTTCCACAGCTACAACGGCGAGCTCTACGAGAGCGAGCTGATCCGGGCGGCGATAGATGCCAGGGCGAGACACATTAGCAAGCTCGAGGTTACGGTCAACGGGACCGCCAAGCCGAGCCTGCAGAGCAAGCTCCGGCTGGGGCCGAACCAGTTCCAGACCTGGAGCCAAATGCTTTACAGGCTCTCGACCATCCTGGACATGAAGAACACGGCCATCATCGTCCCGGTGATAGACGCGAGCGGAGAGACGACCGGCATCATGCCGGTGATCTATCGCGAGTGCGAGCTGGTGGAGGCGAACGGCGAGCCGTGGATCCGGCTGAAGTTCCACGACGGCAGCCGCGCGGCCATCGAGCTCCGGAAGGTCGGGATAATGACCAAATACCAGTATAAAAACGACCTTTTCGGCGAGTCCAACAAGGCGCTGGATCCGACGATGAAGCTCCTGGACATCCAGAACCAGGGCATCGAAGAAGGCGTCAAGAGCTCGGCGTCTTATAAGTTCATGGCGACGTTGGCGAACTTCTCGAACGCGGCGGACCTCAAGAAGGAGCGTGAACGCTTCACGGAGAACAACCTCCGGGACGGCGAGGGCGTCCTGCTCTGGCCGAACACCTACAAGGACGTCAAGCAGATCGAGACAAAGCCTTTTATCGCCGACGCGGAGCAGATCAAGCTCATCAACGAGAACGTGTACAACTACTTCGGCGTCAACGCGGACATCCTGCAGAACAAGGCCATCGGTGACGCCTGGTCGGCGTTCTACGAGGGCGCCATCGAGCCGTTCAGCATCCAGCTCTCGGACGTCCTGACCAAGATGCTTTTCTCACAGCGTGAGCGCGAGCAGGGCACCTACGTCATGGCGACCAGCAACAGACTGCAGTACATGAGCAACAGCGACAAGCTCAACGTCACCGCCCAGATGGCGGACCGCGGCCTGATGACCCGGAACGAGCTGAGGGAGATCTGGAACCTGCCGCCGCTCGACGGAGCCCTGGGAGACAGCCTTCCGGCTCGCGGCGAGTATTACAACGTAAACGAAGAGCCAACAGGAGGAGATACCAATGGCAACGAATAACACCAAGACCATCGAGGACAAGCTGAGAGAGGGCCGCAACTATCGCCAGATGGAGATGAGGGCCCTGGACGAGCCCGGCTACATCGTGGAGGGCTATGCCAGCACCTTCGACGAACCCTACACCCTGTGGGAAGAGCCCGGCTACAAGTTCCAGGAGGTTGTGGACTCCAAGGCCTTCGACGGGACCGACATGGAGGACGTCATCATGCAATATGACCACGTCGGAAGAGTCTTTGCCCGTAAGAGCAACGGCACCCTGCAGGTCACCCCGGACGGCCACGGCCTCAAGATCAGAGCAGACCTCGGAGGCACCGAGATAGGCCGCCAGCTCTATGAAGAAATCAAGGGCGGCTATACAACCAAGATGAGCTTCGGCTTTACCGTCGCGAAAGACAGTATGGAGCGGGAGCAGCGCGAGGACGTGCTCGTAGTTACGAGGCGGATCCTCGGCATCAAAAAACTATATGACGTTTCCGCCGTGTCGCTGCCGGCCAACGATACGACCGAAATATCTGCCAGACAGTACGGCGAAGGAGTTGTCGCCGAAGTCAAGGAGGAGATCCAGAGGCAGGCTGAGCGCGAAGCTCAGCGAGAAGCAATTATCACTCGCATCAGACTTATGAATGAGGTCTAAACGCATGAACTACAAAGACATGGAGATGGCCCAGCTCGAAGAGCGCAAGGCGGCAATTGCTACCGAAGCCGAAGGCATGGGCTCCAGCCCCGAAGACCTCGACGGACTCAAAGCTCTGGAGGAAGAGATGAGGACCATCAACGAGGAGATCGAGGCAAGAAAGGCCGCCGAAGCTGAGCGCAGAGAGCTGGCCGAAAAGATCGCCAACGGGTCCGGCGAAGTCATCAATGAGGACCCCAGCACCACCGAAGAAAGGAAGACTAAGATGGACAACCTCGAAGTCAGAAACTCTCGCGAATACATCGACGCGTTCGCGAATTACATCAAAACCGGAAGCGATGCCGAGTGCAGAGCTCTGCTCTCTGATGGCGCCGCCACCGGCACCGTCCCCATCCCCGAATTTGTCGCCGGAATCGTCGCCGACAGAGTCAGGGAGTCCAGGATCCTCTCCAGGGTCCGCAAGGTCAACGCTCCTGGCGTCCTCAAGGTAGGTTTTGAGATCAACGCACCCGAGGCAACCTACCACGCCGAAGGCGCTGCAGCCGTCACCGAAGAGGCCCTGACCCTCGGCATCGTCACCATGAACCCGGCCAGCTTCAAGAAGTGGGTCAGCTTCTCCGACGAGCTCATGGACAACAGCCAGGCCTTTGTCGAGTACGTCTACGACGAGATCACCCGCGGCATCATCAAGGCCGAGGAAAAGGCCGTCGTCCAGGCTATTCTGGCAGCTCCCCAGACCGCAACCGCAACCGCTCCCGCAGTCGCCAAGACCGGAGCCGCTGCCGGTGAGATCACCGACTTCGTCAACGCCAGGGCACTCCTCTCCGGAGCTGCTGAGGATCTGGTCGTGATCGTAAGCCCCGCCGCTTATGCGACCTACAGAGGCCTCCAGATGGGCGCCAACTATGGCGTGGATCCGTTTGACGGCCGCGAGGTCATCATCAGCGAGTATGCCACCGTCCCCATCATCGGCGACCTCTACGGCGTGACCCTCAACAGGCCCAAGGGTGATGAGATTGAATTCAAACTCGACAATCTCAGCCTCATGACCTCCGACATCGTGAGACTGCTCGGCAGACAGGCCGCTTCCGTGGCCGTCACCGGCAACCTCTTCTTTGCCAAGGTCTCGGCATAGCCATGAAGGTCAAGATCCTCCGGGACACCATCATCCGGATGCCCAAGGGCGCGGTCATTGAGGTCTCTGACAAAGAGGCCGCAAGGCTCGCCGCTTTTGGCAATGCCGAGCCCGTCCCCGAGAAGCAGGCCCCAAAAAAGGCCAAGAAAAAGACCGAGTAAATCGCGGGCCGTCCTGACAACCGGGGCGGCCCAAGCAATCCTCTAAGGAGTGACCGAAAATGCTTCAAACCGTAAAGCTCGCACTGCGCATAACTACAGACGCCTTTGACTCCGAGCTGAACCGCCTCATCGCGGAGTGCATCGAAGAAATGACCGGCCTCGGGATCACAATCGAGACCGAGGAAGACACCCCGACCTCTGACCAGGTCAAGGGGGCAATCGTTGCATACTGCAAATGGCAGTTTGGCAGCAACGACGAAAAAGACGCCTGGCGCGGAATATTCGACCGAAAGCTGGCCCAGCTTCAATCAATGACCGGCTACGGCCTCAACGGGGGTGCCTAAAGCATGGACAGATCTACTCCGATCAAACTGATCCGCCGGACCTATGGCGTGGATGAGCTACTCCAGCCCGTCCCCGTCGAGACCTCGCGGACCGTCTTCGCTGCCGTCCGGAGCATCAGCCGGGCCGAATTTATGGCGGCTGGCCAGATGGGGCTCACCCCGACCTGGCAGCTCACCATGTTCGCGCCGGACTACGACTTCGAGGACCTGGTGGCCTTTACGCCGCCGGGCAGCGATACCGAGGAGCGCTACTCAGTCTACAGGACCTACAGAGGCCGCAACGAGGAGCTGGAGCTCTATCTGCAGACGGAGGTGGGGGCCAAGTGAGAACCGTCTCCATCGACCAGATGGGAAAGATTTTAGCTCAGGAGCTGCAGACATGGAGCGAGGCGACCGCCGAGGATGTAGAGGTGACCATCAATGAGACGGCAGCCAAAGCGGCTGAAATAGTCAAAGAGGGCGCCAAGCACTTCGGCATGAACTACGCCAACGACATCAAGCTCCGAAAGGGGCGGCTCCGGTACAGCGTAAAGCGTGGCGGAACCATAACGGCCTATGTGACAGCGGGGAACCACTACAGAGTGGCCCACCTGCTTGAGCATGGCCATGTCAAGATCGCGGGCGGCCGAGTAAAAGGCTACACCGCAGGCGTGGAGCACTTCGCAAAAGGGCAGGATTACATTGACCGGAACCTCGTGGAGAACCTCAGAAAGGAGCTGAGCAGATGAGCAGGGCGAAAAAAGAAGATCTCCCCGGCATCCTCGACCACATCGAGGGCTTTGCCGGAAAGGTCCGCTATTATGCTTTTCCGGAAGGGGAGGCTCCGGCGCTGCCTTATATCTGCTATCTTTACCCGGATGAGGCAGGTCTCGGGGCCGACAATATCAACTACCAGCCGATAACGTCCGTCCAGGTCGAGCTATACAGCTACCTCAAGGACCCGGCAAGCGAGGCCAAGATCGAGGCCGCGCTGACAAACAACAGCATCTACTACACCAAGGACAGCACCTACCTCGACGATCAACAGGCTTGGATGACTGTCTACACATTTGAGGTGATCTAAATGGCAGATAACGGAAAGGTCCGCTTCGGACTCTCCAAGCTCTATTATGCCGTCCTTACCGAGGGCGCGACAAACGCCTGGGCGACTCCGGTCGCGATCCCTGGCGCTGTCAGCATGGACCTCGAGAACAACGGCACCGACAACACCTTTTACGCCGATAACGTGGCGTACTACAAGAGCAGCGCAAACAACGGCTACACCGGCAGCCTGGAGGTCGCTCAGATCCCCGACCAGATGCTGGCCGACGTTTGGGGAATGACCCTCAACACCGACGGCGTCGTCGTCGAAAAGACCGGCATCCAGCCCAAGCCCTTCGCGCTGATCTTCCAGGTCGACACCGACAACGTGGACGAGCTCAATCTCTTCTACAGAGTCGTTCCGACCACCAAGCCCATCAGCTCCCCGGCAACCACCGAGGACACCGTCGAGCCCTTCACCACAAGTTTCGACTTCGAAGCGCTCCCGATCGTCTCCGGATCCGCGGTAGAGCAGGGGCTCATCAAGGCCAAGACCACGCCGACCACTACCGAGGCCAAAAAGACCGCATGGTTCTCCGAGGTCTACGTGCCTGTGGCATAATTTGAGACAATGGGGGACAGCTTCGCGGCCGTCCCCTTTGTTTTATAGGGAGGACGAAATGAAGAAAACCTTTGACGTAGAAGGGCGGCAGATGACGGCAGCCTGTAATGGGCTCCTGCCGAAGCTCTACCGGTACAACTTCGGGCGCGACATCATGATGGACTTAAAAAAGTTTCACGACGGCGCCAAGAAGGACCCGGAGAACGTCGACATGACGCCGCTCGAGAATTTGACCTGGCTGATGTTTAAGGAAGGCGGCGAAGACGTCGGAGAGAGTCCGGACGAATGGCTGCGGACCCTCGAGGACCCCGCTTCCGTCTACATCCTCAGCCAGGACATGCTGGCACTCTGGCAGCAGTCCCAGAGGACGACAGCGACCCCTAAAAAAAAATAAGAGAAACGGTACGCCCCAAGACGGGCGCGACCTATATGCTCCGGTGCGCTCAGCTGAATTTGCACGATGACGACCTCCGGGGTATGACGATGGGTATGGTTTACGACATGCTCATCGAGCAAGGCAACGACCGGGAGGAATACCCGATCAAAGCCACCAAAGACGACTACAAGCGGCTATTAGGATAGCAGGAGATACCAATGGCGACAAAGATCCGCGGAATCACCCTCGAGATCGGGGGCGACACTTCGGGGCTCCAAGCCTCTCTCACAAAAGTCAATAACGACCTGACCTCGACCCAGAAACAGCTCAAAGACGTCGAGCGTCTTCTCAAGCTGGATCCGGGCAACGTTGACCTGCTCCGGCAGAAGCAGGAGCTCCTTTCCAACGCGGTTGAAAAGACCGGCGACAAGCTGGACACCCTGACCGCTGCACAGCAGGCCTTTGTCGAAGCTGGCGGCGACGTCAACTCCGAAGGCTATAAGGCCCTGGAGCGCGAGATCATCGCGACCCAAAACAGCCTCCAGACTGCGGCAGATAACGCCGAAGGCTTTAACACCGCGATGGAGAAGAGCAAGGCGACCCTGACCGACATCAGCGACAAGGCCGGGAGCATCGCAGAACAGACCAGCGGGCTCAGCAAGGCCGCGCAGGGAGTCCTCGCGGGCATGGCCGGAGCGGCTGGCGTCGCCATCAAGGAATTTGCCGACTATCAGCAGAACCTCGGCGGCGTCGAGACCTTCTTCAAGGACAGCACCGACATTGTCACCCAGTACGCCAACGAGGCCTACAAGACCGCGGGCATGAGCGCCAATCAGTACATGGAAACCATCACGAGCTTCTCGGCGGCTCTCCTGTCTTCGATGGGCGGCAACACCAGGGCAGCGGCGGAGATGGCCAACATCGCCATCGTCGATATGTCGGACAACGCCAACAAGTTCGGGACCGACATCGAGAGCGTCCAGAGCGCATACCAGGGCTTCGCGAAGCAGAATTACACCATGCTCGACAACCTCAAACTCGGCTTTGCAGGTAACAAGCAGGGCATGGAAGACCTCCTCGCAGAGGCCGAGAGGCTGACGGGCGTCAAGTTTGATATAAACAACTTCGCCGACATCGTCGTGGCCATCCACGAGGTCCAGAAGAACATGGGCATCGCGGGCACGACAGCGGAGGAGGCCTCGTCGACCATTTCCGGATCCATCGCGACCCTCAAGGCGTCGATCGAAAACCTGGCGCTTGGCTTTGCCAACGCGGACGCAGACGTTGGAGAGCTGACCAAGAACACGACCGAATCTTTTAAGCAGGTCGCGGAGAACGTCATCCCGGTCATCGAGCAGATCCTCCAGAGCATCCCAGGATGGGGGCGCTTCGCGCTGGCCATCACGGCGGTGGTGGCGGTCATCGCTCCGGTCGCCAGCCTGATCAGCAGTGTCTCGGGGGCGCTTGCGGCCTTTGGAGTCGCATCGGCGCCTGTTGTGGGCGCGGTCCTTGCGCTGGCCGGGGCCATCGCGCTCCTGGCCGCGAACTGGGAGAAGCTGTCCCGCATAAAGGAGCGCTCGGACAAGATCATGAGCCGGTACGACGTTTCGGCAAACGGCGACCTGCCGTTCCCCATGCCGGGGCTCGCATCCGGAGGGGTGCTCTCCAGAGGCTCGGCCTACGTTGGAGAGACGGGCCCGGAGCTCCTAACGGTCAGCAACGGCAACGCGGTCGTGCAGCCGCTCACAAATAACTACACCACCAACAATTACAACACGGCACCGGCGGCAGGAGGCGGTCAGCCCGTTGACGTGACGCTGCTCCTCGACTCGGCGACCCTCGCCAGAGTCATGGTCCAGCCCAACGCCAGGGCGGTCAGCCTGGCCGGAGAAAGTGCGGTTCACTAAGATGGCAAACTTCACCCTTATAATCGACGGCGTCAACTTTTCTGACTGCGTACAGCAACAGACGGACATCTACGAGACGCCCCAGTACGTCGAGGGGCCGAATGGCGGGATGAGCAAGGTCGGGACGCCCATATGGGACAGGGTCAACACCCTCTACCACTTTGAGCAGCCCCTAAAGCCTCTCCCCAAGGCAAGGCTGGCCCAGCTCGCGAGAGCCTGCGAGCCCAACGAGGTGACGCTGACCTACCAGAGCTTCCTGCAGGCGTCGCCCCGGACCGTCAGGGCTCAGCTGACGATCAGCCGGATCCAGTTCGGCGTCAGCGGCTGGAACGGCGACATCTATTACGGCGGGACGCTCGCCGCGGAGATAAAAGATGCTTAGGATAGTCTATCGTAATTACGAGTTCTTGGACGCCAACCGGGAGATCATCTCGGTCCAGGGCTCGCTCAACCAGTCCCTGATCATGGACGCACTCTCCGCGGATGAGTGCACCCTGACGATCAGCTACGACCCGGCGGCCCTCGGCTATTACGTCGAGGACGCAACCGAGGGGAGCGGCTTTTTGTACACGGTCAACGGCGAGATAGTCATGACCAAGACGACCGACGCCGAGGTCATCGAGGAGAACATGGCGCCCTTTGAGGCGGACTTTGCGAACGCTGAGCCGGTGGACATCTACGACGATAACGTCTTTTTCAAGCGCTTTTACGTGACGCAGGCGCTCCCGGTGCGGCTCAATCGCGACGGATCCATAGTCATCCAGCTCAAGGCGGTCAGCTTTATCGGCCTCACCGTCTACATGAGCCACAACGGCGGGATCTACAGCAACAGCACCGTCGGCGCGATCATCGCCGAGATCCTCAAGGCGACAAAGAGCGCCAGCCAGTCGACTACAACGGTCTACTGGTACGACATGGCCAACGGCCTCCACTACACGATGGACGCCAACGTGGCAAAGGTGAGGGCGGACGGCTATCTGCCCATCACAGACCGGCACAGGACAGCCCGCGACAACATCCGAGACGTCTGCTTTGGCTATGGGGTCTCGGTGCTGCAGCAGCCCGACGGGTCGGCGCACTTTACGTACAATCAGCCGAGCTCGGTCATCAACATCCCCGACGAGGAGATCTACTCCGGCGACGCATACTCCAGACATGAGGCCGTCACCGAGGTCAAGGTCATCGCCAACACGTACCGCCAGTACAGCGGCGAGGATCCGGTCGTCCTTTGGGAGTCGACCAACGTGGTCTCCAGCATCCGGGTGCTCTTCGACGAGCCCTGCTGGGGGCTTTACTCCTCGCAGGTTGGCGGTGCTGACACCATCACCATCGAGGAGAGTGGCGTCAACTATGCCGTGATCAGCGGCACCGGCACCCTCTACGGCATCCCGTACCTGCACACTCAGGAGGAGTTCAGCCGGACCATCGGCAGCGGCGTCGAAAACGTCAAGACCGGCGACTGCGGCATGGTCGGCCTGCTCAATTACGGCAACGTCCTCGACAGGATGGCCAACTACTACGCCAACGCCCGAGAGGTCTCGGCCTCTTTTGTGGTCAAAAACGGAGCCTCGACCGGGTCCCTGGTCAGCTTCAACGACCCCTTGGGCAGGGCGAAGACCGGCATCATCGGCGCCCTGGACTTTGTGATGAGCGGCATCGTAAAGGGCGACAGCAAGATAACGACCAACTGGACCCCGACGGACGTCGGCAACAACTTCAGCCTGTCCCAAATCCTCACAGGCTCCGGCACATGGAGCAAGGCGGCGGCAGAGGCCGCGGTCGGACACACCATCAACCTCGTGCGCTTTGACATCGTCAGCGGAGGGGACGGCGGGGCGGCCGGAGAAAACGGCGAGGCCGGAACCTCCGGGAGAGGCGGAGCTGGTGGAGCCGGAGGAGCTGGCGGCCAGAGCGGCAAGATCTTCACCGTCACGCTCGAGGGCGACCAAATACCGGCGACTATCACGTTTGCCTGCGGCGAAGGCGGAGATCCCGGAGCTGCCGGACAGGCATCGACGCTCACCGTCAGCGGGACAACGTACTCCAGCGAGGCGGGCGTCAGGACCCAGGCGGGCTACATGGACCTGCTCACCGGAGAGGTCAGAGCGCTGCCCGGGCCGGACGGCATAGCGGGCGGAGCTGGCGGCTTTTACTCCAACTTCAACGACTTTAAGACGGGCGAGCTCAAAGGCGAGAGCGTCACGTATAAAGGCCGGACATGGGCTGCAGGCGATTATTCGACCTATTATGCCCATTGGCGATACGTTTATCGGATGCGGAGTGGGCAGCTGATACCGACTGACCCCGTCGCTGTCGTTTCCGCTCCGGGATGCTCTGGAGGCGCCGCTTTTGGCGCAAGCAGCGCAAACGCGCCCGGAGGAGGCACGATGCGGGAGATCTACACCTATGGCGAAACGTGGATCGGCGTCGGGGAAGTCATCTCTGATACATCCTCAGCAGGTGCTAACGCTCTGCCAATTGATGATTATGTCCCCGAGCTCGGTTCTGGCGGAGCTGGCGGGAACGGCGGAGGCGGTGGAGGCTCGAAGAACGCAAGTACAGGCGCGGGCGGGGAACGTTACTCGACAATCGATGAGCAGTTCCACCCGCTCCAGAACGTCTACAACGATCCCGGAACCGCGGGCGCAGGCGGAACAGGATCCGAAGGCACCGCGGGCGGCGCTGGCTTTATAACGGTCTACGTGTAAAGGAGGCATAAATGGCAGAAAGATATGTATCGGCCCTCACGGGGCCGGAAATGGATGCGGCCCTGCTGGACATGGCGCAGCACAACTCCGAGGCGTGGGCCGTGGGCACCCGCAACGGGGCAGCCGTCTCGAGCTCGGACGAGACTTACGACAACAACTCGAAGTATTACGCAACCGAGGCCGAAGCCGCCGCGGCAAGAGCTGAGGCCGCCGTCCCGGCAGGGACAGAGGGCGCGGTCCTCTTCAGCCAGGCGCAGAGCCTGACCGCCGCGCAGAAGCAGACGGCTTTTGACAACATTGCGCCGGATAGCGTCAACCAATTGCTTGATATTGCAATGTATGACAACGGCTCGGTGACCGGGATCCATTTGCCTCGCTTTGAAATCGTATCCGGGAACTACCCGAACCGCCGGAACATAAATGCCGCAGGATGGTACAGGATCGCTACCATAAGCACCGGCACAGCGACGTTTTTGCGAATAGTGATGAATGGCTATTACAATTCCCAGGTCCCCACCGCGTTCGACCTTGAGGTCTTCTGCGGACGAAATTACAGCGCCAACGTCGTCGCCGAGTGGAAGCCCGTAATTGTAAAAGCGGCTGGGCGGAGCATATCAAAGGTCCGCATAGGGAGCAACGGGAACTCCATTACAAGCCTCCCTCAGTATGTGGACATCTACATCCCGAGAGCCATGACAGCCTCAAGTGGACAAGGCTATCAGTACACGCTAATTGGAGTGGGGGCAGGCGGAATGGGGCTAACGGAGCCTACACTTGTTGATACAGATCCGGCACAAACAAGCGAGTATACGCTTGTAGATACCACAGCATAGCCATGTCTAAAGATATCATCATCGCCATAATTGGCTCCGGAGCGCTGACGGCGCTCATCACAAATCTTTTCACAATGATAAAGGACCGAAAGGACAAATCCCACGGCATCGCCGAGGGCGTCCAGCTTTTGCTTTATGACAGAATCAAGTACCTGTCAAAGAGCTACATCAAAGACGGCCAGATCAGCCCGGAGGACCTCGAAGACCTCGCCCGGATGTGGACATGCTACCACGACGACCTCGAGGGAAACGGGTATCTGGACTCACTAATGGCGGCAGTCAAGCGGCTGCCAATCGCATAGGAGGCGCCCGAAGAGGGCGAGGAGGAACAAATGTATAAAATCGTTTCAACGGCCACCAACTTCACGCACAACGGAAAATCGTATGGAGAGACCAACACGGTCCTCTTCAGCGGAGCCATCGCGGACGTCCCTGCGGGCCAGTTCGGCGACTTTGCCTACTGCGTGAGCGGCACCGACAAAGGCAAAGTGTTTATTTACGACGGCACTACTTGGGTAGAGCAGTAAGGAGGGCATTATGAGTAATCTTACAGATGCGATTATAGCGGCGAAACTGATGGGTAACGGCGGGGGCGGTGGAGGCGGGGGACTGCCGCCGATTACGACAGAGACCGAAACCATCGTGGAAACGCAGAGCCTTTCTTTTACGTCTTCTTACGGCATGCTTATTGCCGCCGTTGCGGGAGCATTGGTGGCTGATACTAACTACACGGTATCATTTGATGGGACTGACTACGATGTAACCGGTTTTCTCTTTAGTGGCATACCAACAGCGGGCAATCTCGCTATTGCGGAAATGGGAGCAGACACAGGCGAACCCTTCCTTTGTCAGAATGACAGCGGTCAGATAATGATTGCCGTGGCAACAGGCGCAACTCATACTGTTGGCATTTCATCAAGCACGACGAATTACCCCGACGGGAGCATTCTTATTGCCATCGGTGGCGAGTGGCAGAAAGCAGAGGGCTATGGTTATGAGGTCGAAGAGGGTGGCGTTCCTACTGTCCACAAAATCGACAATAAGTATTTGCCGTTCCTCACGATTAACGTCGATACTCACAATCAGACAATAGACTGTGACTATTTGACCTATAAAGCCGCGGTCAAGGCGGGCGTTCCAATATGGCTTTGCGACACCGCTAACAAAAATTATTATGTCCTTGAGGGCGGAGAGTTAACTGTAACAAATCCAATCTTGACGGGTTCAAGATGGGCATATGACTCTACCAAATCTGCGGGCCATCGGCTCTTGGTGTCCTTGCTTTCTGTCTTTATGCAGGTAGGTAGTTCGGGCTGGAGCGTAACAAAAGTTGACTCTTCGGTCATAGAAATCCCGAATGTCTAACCCCCGCCCATATCCACGCAAATCCCCGAATACTCATAGCCCAAGTATCCCCCATGCGCATAACAGATAGAGCGGTCGAGGAGATCAGGCCGAATACTAAAGAAAAAAAAGGAGTAAAACAATGGAATCTAAAGCAAGAATGATGTATCAGAAATACCCCAAGCTCTTTATGCAGATGTACCTGCACTCGCTGGACGTGGACGCGGAGCATCCCGATGACAACAGCGTCATCTACTCCAAGCTCATGGCCAACGCTATGGGCAAGGCCGAGCCCTACTGGACTCCCGATGCCGTGGACATGGAGCCCATCTACGAGGACTTCCGCAAGCTCGTACCGGAGGAGGAGAAGTAATGGGCAAGGACTTCTGGCGCGCCGCCGGGATCAGAGCCCTGCGTACCGTATGTCAGACTGCGGTCGCCAGCATGGGCAC